TGCGGGGATACCCTTTGCCGAAAACCGGTTTAGGTAAAGACCATAATTTTACCAGAAAAATTTAATAACTCTGAACGTTCAGAGAGGTATCATTATTTAACCTCTCCATAAAAATGGCTAACACTATTCTTACTCCTGGCGGTTCGCTTAATAGCAACCCCTCTACTATTGCTCTGTCCCAAGGCTACAATGACGGTAGCACCACGGGAAAGTACGCCACGTATCTGAAGCTGTTCAGCGGCGAGATGATCAAGGCTTACGAGTCCCAGACGATCGCTAAAGGCACTGTCCAAAACCGTACCCTGCGTAACGGTAAGAGCCTCCAGTTCATCTACACTGGACGCATGGAAGCTGCCTACCACACCCCTGGCACCCCTATCCTTGGTAGCGGTGATCCTCCGGTGGCTGAGAAGACCATCCTCATGGATGACCTGCTTGTCTCAAGCGCATTCTTGTATGATCTTGATGAGACTCTTGCTCACTACTCGCTGAGGTCGGAGATTTCTGCTAAGATCGGTCATGCTCTGGCTGAAGCTTATGACAAGAAAGTCTTCCGTTCTATTGCTCTGGCTGCTCGTCAGGCACACCCCATCACTGCCGCTCCTGGTCCCGAGCCTGGCGGTTCTGTGATCAACCTTGGCACTGGTAATGCCTTCAACGCTCAGGCTATCGTTGACGCCTTCTTTGAAGCTGCTTCGATCCTGGACGAGAAGAACGTTCCTACCCAAGGCCGTACCGCTGTGCTGTCCCCGCGTCAGTACTACGCTCTCGTGTCTCAAGTTGACACCAACATCCTGAACCGTGACTATGGCGCTACTTCCGGTAGCCTGAACAGCGGTGAGGGTCTGTATGAGATCGCCGGTATCCAAATCCGTCGTAGCAACAACCTCCCCTTCCAGGCTGGTACCATTGCTCGCGTGAATGGTGAGAACAATGATTACAGCGGCAACTTCGCTGGTCACTGCGGTCTGATCTATGGTCGTGACGCTGCTGGCGTTGTCGAAGCCATCGGTCCTTCCGTGCAAACCACGGGTGGGGACGTGAAAGCAATGTATCAGGGAGACCTGATCATCGGTCGCCTTGCCATGGGCTGCGACTGGCTGAACCCCGCTGCTGCTATTGAACTGACTGCAGTTTGATAACGAGGTACCAACATGATTAATCCTGGTACTTCTGAAGTTGTCTATCTGAACCCTGGTGTTGGCATTGTTAAATCCCAGACCCTGAACCCCCCTACCCCTGTGGAAGTGGGTCGTACTGTGGTTGACGGTGTTGAAGATGCTGCTACCGAAGGTTCTTCTCTCCCTATTTCTTGGTGATTTAAATGGCTAATGCTGCTGCTACCGTAGGCGAATACGGTGTGGCTGGTCGCGTAACCGTTGCTCAGCTGGTCGATGCTCTTGCTGACCAGACTGGCACCCTTGCTGGCTCTAACTTCTCTATTGAGGGTTTGGCTGCTGATGGGGAAGGTGTCGCTGTCCGTCACTCCGTGTCCCGCACTTCTGGCGCTGCTGCTGCTTCGGAGGTTTACTCCGTGACCCAAGGTCTGCGTTTTGCATACCCTGGTGTCGAAGCTGACAGCCCCGCTAAAACTCGTACTGATCTGGTCGTTGACTGATCTTTAATTTATCTGGGGGTTCCTTCGGGAGCCCCTTTTTTTATTTATAAATATGACGTTCCCCACACAATTTGATTCTGAGACCGAACTCTCCAGTGTAAACTCAATCCTGGGGATCATTGGTCAGGCCCCGATCACCGCACTAGAATTTACTAATCCTGAAATTTCTTTTATTTATCAACTGCTTGGAGAAGCTAGTAAAGATATTCAAAACGAAGGATGGATTTTTAATACTGAATTGCACTACCCTTTAGAGCGTGACGAAAATAATAAAATCCCCATTCCCAATAACATGCTTCGTGTTGATTTTAGCGATGGAAATATTTCCAAATATTACGATCCTATCAAACGAAATGGATTTTTGTATGATAAAGTAAAGCATACGTATGTATGGGATAAAGATATTGCAGCGGATATTGTTTGGTTCTTTGACTACGAAGATCTACCTTCTGTTTTTAAACGCTACGCTACTTACAAAGCTGGTACCCGAGCTGCCACACAGATGGTAGGTAACCCTCAACTTGTACAACTTATTGCTGCTCAAGAATCCCAAGCTCGTGCTGCTTGTATTGAATATGAATGTAATCAAGGTGATTACAACATGTTTGGTTTTGGTCAGAACAGCAGCTACAATGCATACAAACCTTCTCAAGGACTTAATCGAGTAGTATGACAAGCATCACACAAAAAGTTCCTAGGTACATTCTTGGGATGTCCGATCAACCCGATGAACTCAAAGTTCCTGGGCAAGTTCGTGATGCTCAAAATGTACTGCCAGACGTTACCTTGGGTCTGCTGAAAAGACCTGGCACTAAATACATTAGCAATTTAACTGACACAGCTCTTGGTCAGTGGTTTCATATTCATAAGAATAATCCATTTTCTGGGTCTGAACGTTACATTGGACAGATCACCAGAGCAGGAGAAGTTTTTATTTGGGATCTTTACACTGGACTAGCTCAAGACGTTACTTATTCTGATGTACCTATTGAGCCTGCTGATTTAGATAACTACGATGATTCAGGTAACACTGCAACCAGTGAAGATTACTTTATCCATCAAGTAAATAACCAGCTTCAAATTCTAACGGTTAACGATTATACGTTTGTTACTAACAGAAACGCTACGCCTTCAATGTCTGGCGAATCAGTTAGTGCTCGTCCGTATGAAGCGTTTGTAGAGCTACGTGCTATTACTACCGGACAACCTTATAGACTAGCTTTTAACGATCTTAACTCTGACGGCGATGACAACCTTGTAGAGACTACTTCTATCTCTAGCATGAGTGTCTCGTTTGATGGTTGGGATGGTTACCTCCATACTGACCAAGAAAACGTTTGTCAACGTGCTGGTACTAACGTTCATGAAAACCAAGCATTTGGTAGCGGTACTGGTGCTAGTTTTTACGGTCTTGTTTCCTGTCAGTCTGTCAGTGCTAGGGATCCTATTCCTGGTGCCCCTAACATTGCTAGTCAATACTCAGTGTCTGTGACGCTGACTAATGGTGGTACTGGGTATCAAGTCGGAGATTCATTTACTGCAGAATATGGTATTCCTGGTAACCGTTACCGCTACACTGTTACAAGTGTTGGACGTAGTACTGTTCGTGCTAGCATTGGTCTGGCTTCTTACACTGCCAGCCAACTACATGCTCATGACATTCTCAGTAATCTAGAAACTTCTATTAACGGTCTGACTGGACTTACTGCCGAGGTTATTGGTAACGGTATTTACATTACATCGGATCAACCGTTCTCTGTAACCAGTGATGATCCTACGTTGATGAGTATTATCTCTGCAACCGACGATGGAGTTTATACTACTACTGATGGTGCTGGTGGTACTATAGAACGTACTAACATTGTTAGCGGTGTTAATAACGTAGCTGGACTTCCTTATCAATGTAAGGATGGTTACATTGCTAGAATTCGTAACAGCTTTGAAGCCGAAGACGATTACTACGTTAAATTTATTGGTAACTTTGGGCAAGACGGTGACGGTGTTTGGGAAGAATGCGCTAAACCTGGCATCCCAAATATAATCAACTCTGAATCAATGCCTCATGCTATCATTCGATTAGCAGAAGGTAGAGAAGATAACGATGGAAATTTTATTTCTAATTTCCTTGTCACACCAATGAAGTGGTCACCAAGAACAGCTGGTGATGAGATAACTAACCCACGTCCAAACTTCTTACCTAAACCTGGAGGTAGGTTTGGTCGTCCCATTCAGAACATACTTTTCTTTAGAGATAGGTTGGTTTTCTTGAGTGATGAATATATTACCATGTCACGTACTGGTGATTATTTTAACATCTTTGGTAAATCAGCTTTAGCTGTTGCTGCAGATGATCCTATTAACGTTGCAGTTAGTAGTACTGTACCTGCTCTTCTTCACTCTGGTTTAGTTGTGGGCGCAGGTTTGCTTGTGGTAAGCCCTAACCAACAATTCTTGGTAAGGACGGATAACGACATCCTGTCTCCTTTGACAGTTAAAGTTGCTAACATTGCAGGGTACTCATTTAATGCAAACACTAATCCCGTTTCTATCGGAACCAATGTTGGCTTCTTTAGTGATTCTGGTTTATACAGCCGCTTCTATGAAATTGTAGATATTACTGTTGATAGGGATCCAGAGGTTGTTGAACTAAGTAAAGCTGCTGGTACACTTTTACCAGAAAGCCTAGAACTAATTGCTGACTCTGCAGAAAATGATTTGATCATGTCATGCGAACGAGACAGTAATGAAGTCTGGTGCTACAAATATTTTAACACAGGTGAACGGCGTGTTTTAAGTTCATGGTTCCGCTGGACTATGCTTGGAAACGTTGTACATCACGCTATTATTAAAGACAGTTACTATGCTGCATTAGAGCAAGATGACGGTGAAGTATATCTAGTTCGTGCAGATTTGCGTCCTTTGCGGGGTGCAACTACTGTCAGTGATGAGAACTTCCGAATCCACTTTGATTACTATGGGTCAGTAGTAGCTGGAAACATGACCTACAATGAGACTAATAACGCTACTACTTTTACTTTACCTATACCTTATTTTAGCGAAGAAGACTTGAAAGCTTTCAGTCTTGGTACTGAAGCTGGACGCATCGGTAATATCACTGTAACAGGTGGTACAACTGGTAGTTTGATTGGCGACTGGACTGACAGTAATATAGCTTTAGGCTATACTTTTAATATGTCAATTGAGTTCCCAACTATTTATCCTGTAAAGGCTGGGGCTAACAACTCTGTTGAAGCCAACACTCGTGCGTCTCTTATTATTTCTAGAGTTAAATTAAATCTTGGTGATTCAGGTTATTACGAAGCTACACTTAAATGTTTAGGTAGAGACGATAGAACCATCACATTTGAATCAGCAACAGATGGTCAATACGAAGCCAATAGGGTTGCAATCCTTAGTGGTGCTTTTAAAACTATTCCTATCTACGATAGAAACATTAACTTTAATTTAGAAATTTCTTCTAAACACCCATCTCCTACCACTATTTATTCTATGGAATGGGAAGGGGATATCTCCAATCTTTATTATCGAAGTGTCTAAGTACATTCACCCAGCTACGGTTGAGGCTGCCATGGAGGTGGCCTCTAACCTACGCTACGAGGACCGTAGAGAGCTTGTAGAGGGTCACGGCTATGATCCCATGGTAGTGATCCCTGAAGCTGTTTCTAGGAGCTTCTGCGTGTATTTCACCGTGCCTAACGGCAAGACTGCCGGAATGGCTGGTATTCATGACAATGGAGCTATCTGGATGCTATGCACTCCAGCCATTGATGAGTACCCAATTACCTTTGCACGTGAAGCTAAACGTTTTATTGAGAGCAGACAAGAGAAGATGCTCTTTAATATTGTGGATGCACGTAATGTGACCCACGTAAAACTTCTCAGATTCCTTGGGTTTAAGTTTCTTCGAGTCATCGAACACGGACCCAATAACTTACCCTTTATAGAATTCTGTAGATTATGGTACTCCCCGTACTCTTTGGTCTAGCTACAGCCGCAACTGGCGCGATGAGCGCTATCGGTAAATACCAGCAAGGTCAAGCCCAAACTTCAGCCACTAATCGTGCTAGGCTCCAAGCATGGGAAGATGATGCTGCTTACAAACGCTGGAAATTTATTCGAGATCAAGGTGCTTTCAATGTAGCCAAAGCTGATTATGATGCTACTCTTTTAGAATCAGAACGAGCCCTTGGTAAAACTTTAACTGGAATTCAAAAGCAAGCCGCTGAACGTTATGGTGCAGCAGCATTTGCTAGTCAAGCCAGAACTGCTAAAGGCATTACGAAACGTGGTCAGCTAGCAGCTTCAGGACTTCCTAAAGGTGCCAGCACTGATAGGCTTATGGCTATTCAAGGCTATGGCGAGGAAGGTATGGACAAAGCTATGTACGATGACTACCTGCTTCGTGCTAGGTTCTCGGATATTGACAAGTTTAGTCGCTTTCAAGATCAAGCTAATAGCTTCCGTCGAGCAGCTTATAACCGACTTCCTATGGCACCTACCATGGCACCACTTGCTTCTAGACCTGTCATGCAATCGGGTCCTTCTGCTTTGTCATTGATTGGTGGTCTTGGTTCTGCAGCTCTTGGCGGTATTAGTGCTGGTATGAGCATGTCTAGCATGATGCCTAAAGGTGGCGGTGGCGGTGGGTCTTCGCTTGTTCAAGGTGTAGATGTTCCTATTGATCAAATGCCAGCTGGCATGGCTTTCCCTTAATTAATTAATCATGTCTGAATATCAACGTGCTGCATTAGATCCAACCTACGCTCCGCTGACTAGTATTGACAACTACTCGAAGCTAAAGGAATTTAATGCTCAGAAAGATTCTGAGATGCGTGATTACATTGCTCAGCGTCGTCAGAATGAACAGTATCGAATTGAAGATACTAAATTTGTTGGTCAAGATCTAGAAGCTTTGAGCCAGTTCAGTGCGACTGCTCTTAAGTTTGCAGAAGAAAAGTTTAAGCAAGGGTTTAAAGATCAAGAAACTAATGCTTGGGTTGATGACGTTCTTGACAACCCGCTCCCTGATCCTACTCAACCAGTAACAACTGAGAGTATGGCGGAGGATTCTGCTATTGCTGCAGGTAACAGTGCTAACAGTCAAGTTGGTCCTGCTGTAGCTGAATTGAATAAAGCTGGTCGTCCGATTCTAGCTGCTACTCTTTCTCAATCTAACAAGATTGGACGTGGTGTTACCAACGAACGAGTCCTGCTTCAAGATTCTAAAGGTTATCTAATGTCTAGGGTTCCTGCAATCCTAAACGATGCAAACGAAATGGTTGATCTTGGCGATGGTCAAGGACCTCAATCCATTACAAAACTTGCACTAGATCCCGCTAACTCTTACACTCTTACTAAGTACGCAATACGGAAGGCACTGCTTGAGCGTAAGCTTCAGTTTACTACTAAACGCAATTTTAAAGAAATTCTTGGTGGTACTATTGAAAACTTAGTTTCTAACTATTCTTCTAACCTTGTCACCAAAGCGATTAAGGGCCAACAAGATGACGATAAACTGACTCTTACTCAGAATGCTACTGCTTGGGGTTTTGCTAGCCGAGGTAAAACTAAGGATGAATTGCAACTAGCTTTTGATTCTGTTTTACAAAACTCCCAAAGTTTGAATACCGGCATGACTCAAGGTCAGCAAAACCAGCTGGTTATTACTAGCATGATTGCTGGTTTGGGTAAGGACGGTAAAGCTATTGCACAGCTGGCTCTTGTTGACATTAAAAAAGGTGCTACAGTTGGTCAAACTTTTCCAACGTTAATTGAGCAAAGTATCCAAAATGCTAACAAATTACAAAAAGCTGAAGATACAGCGCTTGCTGATGACATTGGTAAAAAAGGTTACGACAAATTACAACAACTCAGAGAAGAGGGGGCGTCAATTCAAGAGCTTAAACGGGCAAGCCTAGAGCTTCAGACACAAATGGGTGGCTATGATCTAACCACGGCTCAGGCTTATGGTAATCGTTATGATGCGCTAATTATTAAACCTATACAAGACAGAACATTTGAAGATGCTAGAACTGCAATCTATGGGGGTAAAAACTATAGTGAAGTTCAACTACAAAGTATGGGTTTAGAAGTAGCTCAAATTAACAATTTGATGTCTATTCAAAGTGATACCCAAACTGTTAACAAAATCAGTTCGGTTACATCTACTTTGGACAGTACTCTTAAAGGTAGTGTGTTTCTTGGGGCTGGTATTAAAGTTGATCCTACCACTCAATATGTTATTTCCTCGAATTGGTTGGATGCTAATGTTGCCACCAATGCGTTGAATGCTTTTTCTCAAGCACGAGAAAAACACTTGCGAGAATTTGCTACAAGGCTTAGGGGGTTGCCAGAGCAACAGCAAATTGATGAACTGACTGCAGAGGCACGTAGGTTTGATGCCCAAGAACTTGGAGCTGGTGGTAGGTTTAGAGCGCTTGGTACTTTGAGAGATCTTTCTGCAGATCCTAAACCTTTAAACAATGATATTAAAAGCAGAATTGAAGAGTCTTTGCGTGATTATGCAAGCCCCAATGCTGTTTATTCGGTTCGTCCTACCAGAGCTGCACCTAAAAACTTTACTACTTCTGTTAAATACGGTCAACCTATTCCTCCTGGAATCATTTCTCAGTACAAGCAGCAAACTGGAGTTCAAGGTTTTAACACTAAAGTTTTGACTTACAATGAAACTGTAAATGCAATTAGCATTGCAAAACAAACTGGTGTTATTCCTGCAGAAGTTGTTACCATGTCTGAAAGTCTTGGTATTACTGCGACTAAATTTTTGAACCAACAGGCTTCTGCTTATGCAGTTCCTGGTTATACTCCTACTGCTCCTGCTGCTGGGGCGACTAAACCGAAAGTTTCTGGTTTTACTAATCTTCAACCTGGACCTGATCTTTCGTCAGCAGAACAACGTCAAATTAAACCACAGGTACAACAAGTTTTGATTAGCTACGGATTGACATCTAATGCATCCTTGGCTTTGTCTCGCGTCTTTGCTTTGTATCCTGTGTCAGAATGGCAAGGCATTATCAATGCTTTCAAACAATATCCACCTTTGGAACAGGCAGTGAAAAATCCAACGGCTACTCCGAGGACAGTCGCTAGGCATTTCGCTAAATTCAGAAGTACTTACATGCCATGACCCCAGAACAACAACAAGCTCTTGAAGAGGAGCGGCTGAGGCAGCAAGCAATTGCTGAAGCTCAGGATTATGCTACTGCCGAGGCAGAGGCATTTAATGCGCTTGAAAACGCACAAGCTCAACAAGAACAAGCAGAGTTAGATGAACAAGCTAGGTTAGCTCAACCTGGCATTGAAGCTGTACTTGCAGAGCCTCAACGTGAAGAAGGTATTGTCAGTCAAGTCGGCAATGTTGTTGCAGACATACTTACTGGTGATGCAATCTCTAACACCCTTAATGCCATAGCTCCTAATGTGTTTAAGTCTGCGGACGAACTCGATGCTATGGATCGTCAACGGGTAGCACAGCTGGAGCAAGGAAACATCCTGCAACAAGGTATTGCTAATTACATGAAAGGCGGCAAAGCTGCTGAGTATGGTATTCTAGCTACGCCTATGATGCCGTTTTCTGCGGCAGCTGCGTTAACTGGTCAACGTCAAGAGTGGAACGAAGCTCCTGAAATTGTTAAAGATAGTGCAGCAGCTAAAGCTATTTATGATGTTACCAAGGTAGCAGTTCCTACACTTCTTGCCGCTCCTATTGCAACTGGTGCAGCAAGTTTAACTAGTCTTGCTACTGGCACTAACATCACGGTTAATGCTGGTAAACTGTTAGCTCTTGAATCAGGAATTGAAACTATTGTTAACCAAAGTCCTGATGACTATATTTTGTCTCGGACTGCTGCTAAGAGTGTTGGCGATATTGTCAACATGATGGGCGGTGATGGTGGTGAGGTAACCCGTGGTCTTCTTGAAGGCGACGGTATCGGTTACCGTGCTGCTGGTATGGTTGCTGGTTTCTTCCATAACCTTGGTATCAATAAAGCTGTTGGCTCTTTGTTTAATCGTCTTGGTAAAGTTAAAGATCCTCGTATTGAAGACCTTGCTGCTAAAAGTGGTAAGTCTCCTGAAGAGGTTGAAGCTATTATCAACACTACTAAAGAGCCTGTTTACAGACCTGATACCGAACCACTTGACTCTGTTACTGTAGACGGTGCTGCAAACGTCATTGCTGGTGACCAAGTAGAAAATGTTAGCCCTATGGGTTACTTGGCTGCTATCGCTAACAAAGGTGATGATCTGAGACCGAATCCTTTCTTCCTTCACCTTGAAGGTTTGACTGGTGGTGATATGGGTTTTGTACGAAGCATTAAAACTTTGACCGAAGCTCTACCTAGGTTTAAAGATATTGCTCGTGTTAAAGCTGAAGGTTCAATCAAAGCTCTCGAATATCTCAGTGACAACGCTGATTTGTTCCCTTCTCCTACCACTGATTTCCTTGTTAAAAGTGCAGACACGCTTCTGCGTGGCGTAGATACTACCGCTCTCAAAGCTGGTGAGATCAACGTAATCAATCAAAAGATGCTAGAAAATAGCGCAGTACTGCCCGAGGGTATTATTGTTGCTGGTGTAGCTATGAAAGAACTGAATCAACGTGCTATTGCGTTGTCTCGTCAGATTCAAACTAGCGATACTGCTGGCATTGATTGGTCTGAAACACTTCCTGTTCTGCGTCAGCTGATGGAAGCCAACGAAACGTGGGCTAATATCTACCGACATGCACAACAACAGTGGCACTTTGGTGGTCAAGGGCTTCAGTTTAATTTCAGGGAAGCCATTACTAAAGGTGTTAACCTTGGTAAATACTTCAAGAAAGGTGAATCTATTTATGCTTCTCCTGAAGAAATGGCTATGATGGCTCAAGCAACCGTGGACAATAATAAGTTCATGACTAATTTGATTGATGCCGCCATTGCTGGTGATGAGACTGCCCTGGAGCAAGTCAAGCATGTGACTGCTATTATGGCTACTGAGAGTGCTGAGCGTCCTATTATGGCGTCTACTCTTACTAGTGCTAAGTTCCGGTCTAACTTCTACAGTGGTACTGGTTCTGACCTTGGCATGGCTTACTACGGTCAAGCTCTGCTTGGTAACTATGTGGTAGCTACAAGTGCTGTTGTGTCTACTGGGTTCCGTCTTCTTACTCAACCTGCATTCTCAGCGCTGGGTACATTCCCGACGATGCTACAGATTGCTCCTAAACGTGCTCTTAAGCTGGAAACTTATCTTGATCACCTGTCTCTGTACGGTGGTATGGTCAAAGGTATGGGTCCTGCTATGCGAGCATTTAAGCAAGCTTTGGTTCAAAACGTACCTGTTATGCAAGGTAGCAGTAGGTTCGGTGGTGTGCAACAAAACCTGGCTCAGCTTGCTGCTGATCGTAAGGTTAAGTTTGACGCATACTACAAACAGCTTATTGCAGAAGATAAGAAGCATTCGATTGAAGCCGCTATGGCTACCTTCTCTTACTTCACTCGTACCATCCTGACTAGTCCGTTCCTTCACGGCACTACTCGTTTGCTGATGGCTTCTGACGAAGGGTTTAAAGCACTGGCAGGTCATTCCTATGCTAGCTTCAAGACCCATCGTCGCATGTTGGAAGATGCTACTAATAGCTTGAACATGCGTGAAGTGTACGATGAAGAGGTTGGTAAAATCTTTGTTGACGGTGATGCAGCTAAAGGCTTCACTATGGGTAGCGAAGGTCAGGAGTTTGCTAATGCTTACACTTTCCAACGCGATATTCCTCGTAGCACCGTTCTGGATGAGAATGGTCAAGTAGTTGATGCTCCTATTGTTTCAGCTGGCTTTGATGATCCTCTGCAACGTGGTATTAACATCAGCTCTTTGACTGCTAACACCTTTGGTTTGCTTGAAGACGCTGGTAAAAAGAATGCTTTGTTCCGTTACATCTCTCCGTTTAGTCGGATTGCATGGGAATTTAGTAACCAAGGTACCACTCAATTGGTTGGTACTATTCCTGGTGCTCCTATCATCTCTAAACTGGATCCAGGTGTGAGATCGGCTCTGCGGGGCGATCAAGGTCTGCCTGCTCAGCTAATGATGGAATCCAACCTGGCTACAGGTGCAGGCGCTCTGATGGCGTTTGCAGGCTTGTCCTGGGCTGGTATGATCACGCTGACTGGTGTCACTAAAAAGAATGGTGAACAAGGTCACGCTCTTGTGATTAAGCCGCCTGGTACTAACGGCATTGAAGTTAACATTGAAAAGCTTGACCCCATTGCATTCCCTCTGGGTGTGCTGGCTTCTGTTACTAATCAATTCCGTGACGGTAAGATTAGCCAAGGTCGTTATGAGCAAGGTGTCATTGAGATCTTTGCTGACATGAGTAAGCTGTTCTTGGATAAAGCAGTTCTGTTGGGTCTTTCTGAGTTTACGACTCTGGCTGACTCTAGAAACTACAACCAAGGATGGGCGATCTCTGCAGGTAATCTGATGGGTACCTTGACTGGTTTTGGTACTGGACGTATGGTACGTGATTGGTACGACCCCTATCGTCGTGCTACTCGTATTCAAGACAAACCTTTTAGCAACTTTTTGAATGCTTGGGCTCGTCGTCTGGGTACCGATGCAGTTATGCCTATGTCTGATCCTTTCACCAATCCTTATACTGGTGACATTGAGATGCGTAACCTGACCCCTGAAGATGCTAACGCTGAAGAACGCTTTGGTGCTGGTATGCTGCAGATGATGGCAGGTCTTCGTATGACTAAGCGTACTGTTGATGATCCTATTATCAAAGAAGTTAATAAATGGGAAGCAGGTTTGGAGTACAACTATATGTTGAAAGCTCCTGGAGCCAACCCATTTGAAACTGGTCAACAGCAAGCTGCTTATACTGCAGACCTTTATAACCCTGAGATTGGTAATCTGAGAGGCAAACTTAAGGCTTTGTTTGCATCAGATCAATACAAAAAAGCTGTACAACTTTACGAAAAAGCTCGTAAAAAAGATGGTCCTGGTTATGGACCGTTCCCTGCACCTGAAGGTGAAACTTCCAAAGGTTTCAGATCCATTATCAATAAACTAATTGATGGTGCTACTGAAGCTGCTGGTAAAGATGCAGTACAAAAAGGTGCTAACTCAGAGTGGTACCTACAAAACAAAAGAGAGGAGCAAGAAATCATGCAGCCGCAAGCTTTGTCTACGGGCGAAGATGCCGGTATGTATGCTTCTGCTGCTAAGTCAGACACTCCGCTTGCTCGCCAGGTTAGAGATATCCTGGATATTGCTTAATCCACCCATTACTACTTATTTTGTACCGTAATGGCAACAACTGAAATTTTTTACACTGGTGATGATAGCACTACGCTATTCACCTTTCCATTTGAATACATTACAAAGGACGACGTTAAGGTAAGTATTAACGACGTTGATACATCTGAATACACTTACGCCAACGATACAACAATTCAAATGAACTCTGCTCCTACTGGGGGGCAGCGTTTACGCATTTACCGTTTGACTAATGTAGATGATCTGAAAGCTACCTTTGCTTCTGGTTCGTCTATTCGAGCCCAAGACCTTAATAATAACTTCCAGCAAAATAACTTTGCTGTTGAAGAACTTAGAAACTATTATTGGGACAACGAAGTTGCTACGATTCATAGCGACGAAACGTGGGTTAGCTCTGATACTCAGATTGCTACCACAGCTGCTATGGATCAGCGGTTTCTTGATGAAGCCGATGAAGTTATTCTTAGTTCAGAAACCTGGGCTAGTAATGATGATAGCGTTGCTAGCACAGCTTCCATTGACAACCGCATAGACAGTAAGATTGACACTGCTATCGAAGGAGACATCCTAATTGATGCAACTGGTCTTACTAAGGTTGCTGCTGGTGGTCAAGTTACTCTTGGTATTGGCGCTAATTCTGTTGATCTAGATCGGATTAAAAACTCTGACGTTGTTACCAGCTCTGAAGGCTGGCCTAATGATGATGAGACTATTGCTACAACTGCAAAAATCGATGATATGATCGATTCTGCTATTGAAGGCGATATTCTTATTGACGGTACTGGTCTGACTAAAACTAGCAGCGGTGGACAAACTACCCTTGGTATTGGTTCTGGTGCTGTTGATTTTGATCGAATCAACCCTGCTGATATCATTACTCAAGCTGAGCAAAATGCTGGTGCAGCTGAAACTGATACTAGCATCTTTACTTCTCTAGCTGCTGCACGTAGGTTTGATACGTTGGTTCAAACTGCTACTCCTACTGGTAGTCAGTGGGAAGTAGGTAAGACTTGGCTCCAGAATGATGACGATCTTACGTTGTCTATTTGGAATGGTGGTGCTTGGACTGCTATCACTTCTGGTGGTACGTTTACTGAACAACCTAGTGTTGTTTATGTGGACCAAGCATCTGGTGATAATAACAACACTGGTCACCGTATCAGTACTCCCAAGGCAACCATCAAAGCTGCTATTGAACAGATCAACGAAGACATTGACATTGATCTGACTAGCGGTGGTAGCGGTTACGTTCCTGGTAACTATGCTGCAGTTAGTTTGACTGGTGGTACTGGCACTGGATTGACTGCTGACATTACTGTTAATGCTACTGGTAATGTTTCAGTTGTCACTCTGAACAGCCGTACTCCTCTTATTGACAGCTATTACATCGGTGATGTTCTGTCTGCTGATGCTGCTGACCTTGGCGGTTCTGGTTCTGGACTTGAGATTACTGTAGACGGTGATGGTGACGGACAAATCGTTGTGGTGTCTGCTGGTGTCTACCAAGAAATTGCACCTATTCAAATCAAGCGCCGTAACGTTTCTATTATCGGTCAAGCACTGCGTAGCTGTATTGTACATCCTACTCAAGCTACTGAAACCAACAACCTGTTTGAACTGAACAGTGGTAGCTACTTGAGCAGCATGACCTTTACTGGCGTTAAAGCTGGTACGGGTACTGGCAACACTCTTGATGCTACTCTTCCTACTACTCAAGGTTGGAACGCTGCATTCTATGACAATGCGTTCATCACTAAATCTCCGTACATCCAGAACTGCACTAACTTCTCGGATAGTGAGATTAACAATAACGCTTTGAATGCACATAACCCTGCTGGTGGTGCTGCTGGTGATATTGACTCCGCTCCTACTGGTGGTGGTCTGCTAATCAACGGTGCTACTCCTCACGACGATAGCCCCTTGCGGTCTATGGTTTGCGACAGCTACACCCACGTTGCTTTGAATGGTCCTGGTATCCTTGTTACTAACAACGGCTATGCTCAGTGCACCAGTAGCTATGCATTCTTTAACCGTTATCACATCAAGTGTCTGAATGGTGGTCAGGCTAACCTGGCTGCTTCTACTACTGACTTTGGTACTCAAGCACTTGTTGCTGACGGTAAATCTACAACCAACATTTTCACTGCTAACTGTGTAACCGCTGTTGATACCAGTGGTGCTGCTGTTACAACTATTCGGGTTAGTAATGGTAATGCAGATGCATCGTGGCATGGTTCTACTACCCGTCCACAAAGTAACATGTTGTTGGCGGTAAATAGTGAAGCACAGATTTACCCAATCCTTCAGTCTGTTCCTCAAGACCAAGCTACATTTGATGCTGATCCTGCTGGTTACACTGGTGACTGGATTGTAACAATTAGTCGTCCTGATCCTACTAACCGTAGCAATAACCTTGGTTTTAGTGCTAACGTTGCAACAGGTACTGACAACGTTCAGTTCTTCCTCCGTTCCCAGATCGCTTCTAGCGGTCACACAATGGAGTACGTCGGTTCTGGTACTAACTACAACGCACTGCCTGAGAATGGTGGTGTGCCAGATGAAGCAGATCAAATTATCGAACTTAATAACGGTAAAGTCTGGACTGCTATCACTGACCACAACGGTAAGTTCAAGATTGGTGGTAACCA